AAAGAATCCTAACATAAATGTGTAGGTGAAGCTTTCTGCTTTCCATTTTTCACTGTATCTAGTTAAAAGTGAAAAATTAATTGAACCAGACCCCCAAAATAAAGTTAAGATGAATATCCCCCAAAATATGAAGATGACTACAAAAACAGTAGCAACAAAACAGAAACGCAAGAACCCACAACAAAAGAAGATGTTATCTTCGTCACGAACAGTGTCGGCTCCAGTAGCGACAGCATGTATCACACAACAACCAGCTCCACGCATAAAGACAGCTCCAGGTAAACACATGATTACTCATAGAGAATATATTGCGGATATCATAGGATCAACCTCAGGATTTTCAGTAGCTTACTCAACATCCATTAATGCTGGTCTTGCCACTACAGCCCCTTGGTTAGCCTTGGAAGCAATCAACTGGGAAATGTATAAATTCACAAAATTGCATTTTGTTTATGAAACCAGGTGTGCCACAACCATACCTGGTTATGTAGCAATTGCAGTGAATTACAACCCAGATGAAGCTCCCCCAACAACCAAAGCTCAATTATACACTTGGAAAGGTGTCAAGACTGGTGCTCCATGGAATGTTTTTGTTCATAAAAGCTCCCCTGAAATGCTCTCAACTCAGAAAGATTTTCTGGTCCGAGGTCAAATGGTCGCAGGTGAATTTCGCGTCTATGATGTAGGTTCCTTGTATGTCGTGTGCGGTGGACAAGCTGCCAACTCTCAAATCGGTGAATTGTGGATAGAATATTCAATTACCTTGAGAACACCTCAAATAAATGCTCCTGGTTTACCAGTTGCACAAAATAATAGTGTGTTCAACTTTCTTACGAATATTGCTCTCACAACCGGTGTCGCAACAAATGTTGCTTTCGCCAATACAGTAGTTAATGCCCTTGGTGTGACCTATAATGCTGGACCTGTTACTTTTACTTTGATGGCAGGTACTTATACAGTATATGCACAAGTATTATTAACAGCAGCCTCATTAACATCAGCAGTCTTAGGCATATACAAAAATGGCGTAGCAGTTCAGGCATCAGTTTTTCCCGCTTTGAATGCTGGTTCTTCAGTTTGTAATGTACAATGCATTGTTTCAGTGACAGCCACAGATAATGTTGAAATTGTTGTTCTTGCCGTAGGAACGACCTTAGCTTTAGCAACAGGAGCACCTGCAGGAGTTCAGAACATCCTGCAATTTACCCCTGCTTAACCGAAAAACATGGGACTTGGGACCCTTTTATTCCAAGTGACAAAACGAAAGAGTTTGACTGTAGAGGAGAGATCTATACACATAGTTAAATGAAAATGTCTGCATCTTATAGTGAAAACGTTAAGAAAATTACTTCTGGAACAGCAATCAGTAAAACTACCCCACCCAGCTCCATTTTAGGAACTACAGGCTCTGCAGCCAAAAAGCTTATTGAAGGGATGGGATTTCAAGTTTACGGAACACCTGAATTATCGACATTAAAAACTTTTGAGAGTAAAGACCCAAGAGTTATGATGTCCAATCAAATGATTTCAGCAGATGGTCCTACATCTGCCAAACTACGAGAATACGACTTAAACATGTACAACGAAATGCAAAACTACATCGGTACTACAGGCTCATTGGCTGGTACTCTTAAGCGGATGGAAAGTGCATTCAAAGAATTTACTCCTGTGAAATATAATGCTCAAGATATTAGAGAAGCTCTTCAGATTTTTGATTATAATTATACACCAGAAATTAAAGAAAAGATTCGAACATTAGTGGAATCAGACCATTTATCAAGTTGGCCTGTACCAGAAATGGATTTGGATACTTCTGCTGGTTTATATTTTAATAAAAGTTCTGGAATGAATGAAAATGTAGCATATGATATTACACCAAAGAAAGACATCCCTATAGAAGTCATAATTAGGGAAGGTAACGATATTCTTGAAGCACTCGCTCAAAATACCATCAAAGACCTTATGAATAGAAAACCTGCGCTATTCACTCTCTCACTTAGATCAAAAGAACAGGTTATATTAAGAACTGAAGCTGGTGAAAAAGCTAGACCTTATTATTCAACATCTTACCCTATTAATTACTTAGCTTCCTCTGTTTTTCAAGTATTACAAGAGGCTATGGTAGGATTTTGGGACAGAAAAGCCCAGTATACTAATGCCTCAGCATACAAATTTTCCTTTATGATTATGGATGATATTGGAAAATCTGGATGTGAAGCTTTAGTAGACTGGGTTTCTCATACTAGAAATCCTCATTCTATTATGTTTGGAGATGATTCTTATTTTGCTTGGCAAGATAGAGAAGGAATAAAATATGCAGCACCAGATATGTCTCATCTTGATATGTCTCTTGGAACTCACTGTTCTAATTTGATCTTTGAACATATAAAACATTTCTTTTTAAATAGTAATGCAATAACCCCTTCTGACTGGGAAAAAAGTCATGTTAAACAATTTATTCAATTTTATACCAGATTTATTTTTGATCATTTGGTTTTAGGACCATATGGAGTTTTGTTTCATAAAACAAAAGGATTTTCATCAGGCTTACCTGGAGTAACATTAATTGATATGTTTGCCATGTCTGTTTTTCATGTCAAGATGAGACAAGCTTTACGAATGAACACACCTTTTAAGGTAGCTTTAGAAGCTTCAGCAAAATCATGTGGCTTTATTGTGAAAAGAGGAACTGATATTGTGCGAACTTTCCATGCTAGAACGGATGGAATGGTTCTCACTTTGTCGTTTCTTGGAGCACAAGTTGGCTGGTATGATTATGATTTACAACCTAGAGTTAAATGCTTAGTACCTTATTGTGATAAAGTAAAGATAGTATCATCAATGATTTATAGAACAACTATTGTTAAAAAGGACTTTACCAGTATCTATCAATTTTGTAGATTAATGGGTATAGCGTTAAATGTTTTTATGTACAAAGACATATTCACCATTGTTTGTGCTACAATGGAATTGATTAAATCACAGTTTCAAGTGAATGTGGCTAATAATGTGAGAAAGAGGAATGATTTAGAATTTGTAGATCCATCACGATTTAATGTGTCGATTGAAGAGAAGCAATATATGCAACAATATTTGGGAAAGAATATTTTAGATATTCCACAGCCCACTATTTTAAGAATGTTGAGATTATATGCTGTATTTAATTTACCAACAACAATTGATGTAATTCCTACTAATTCAGAGCAAAAGGTAATCACAAATCTTTTTACCGATTTTATGGATTTGGGTACCGATGTAGAAATTGACCTAACTGGTGATCATGACTTACAGTTAGAAGACTTCGTACCAAAAATGGATATTTTAACAACACCATCTAATAAATTAGAAAAACAAGAATTATATTTTAAGTATGATAATGCACAAAAGTGTCAAATAAGTGAACAAAATATGTCTTTTGTTGACAGGTATTTTTATACAAGAAATGATTATTACTATAACTATATAGATTCTGTAGATAGTAGTTATCTTTATTTTGCACCTAAACCTGGTAAGAAAAGATATATTCAGGTTACTATAAACGATTTTGTACAATATAATACAGATTATATTTTGAATTTTGAAGACCCAATACTTATTAAAATAATGTATGACAAGACTTTTGGAAAATGGAACCACTTATTAGGGACCACTTTTGACTTACTTCGATTCACGGATAGAGCTGCGGTTCGTAACTTTAAGCGCACTGGAAATTCCAATAGCACTTTGGCGACGCATCTTCTCCCTGATAAAGACCCTCAAAAGTTGGTTCCTGGTTTGCGTTTCAATGCTGATAGAAGTGTTCTTTTTGTTCCTGAAAATTTAACAAGTGAGGACCAAGATGAGATTTTTCAAGCCCCTGATGAGAATGAGGATGTTCAGATTGTTTTTGGTAATTTCACCCCACAAGTGAATGAACCAGAACCGGTGACAAATTCATTCTCAAGCTCGAGTTCAAGTTCAAGTTCAAGTTCGAGAGAACCTGTTCAAGATATCTTGAATCAGACAGTGGAAGGTTTATCTCAGGAATACCAAAGATTTTCGTCTATTATGTCCTACATTGGACTTAAAAATAAGTATAAGGATGATCGAATTACAAAACTTGTAGATTCTATTATAAAATTGGCAAAAGTAGAATGGTCGTTAGTTAATTTGGATCTTGCACAATTTGGTGGATTGAATGATGAAGAAAGAGAATTTGTGAATTACTCAACAGATACTTTGGTTGATCAAATCAACATAATGATGAAAGATATGATGAATCAAATTGATCAAAGAGTAAGTTCACTATCGAAACTCCCTCAGCTCAAAGAATATTTTGATACTTTATCCAAACAAATTGGTGATATTGCTAAGAGTGTCTCATGGGGAGACAGGTTAGATAATTCAAAAGTTGCGAGAACTCCAATTCCAAACACAGTTCCTCAGTTTAAGCCTAGTAATGAAGTTAAGAAAACATTTAATAATAATAATAAAGGTCAGTCAGTAAGAAAACCCATTAATGATAAAAAGAGGTTTGCCTATACTGCTAAGGACCGTAATCGATAATCTCATTACATTTTTCTTTTGTGTGGTTAGACTCTAAATTCCTGAGTAGGTAAACCCT